AGACACACAAACACTTATGAATGGTTTTATGAGAATGGCAGTTGATAACGCTGTATTGTCAGGTAACCTAGTATTCGAGATTGACGAAACTAACTTAGTGCCAGGACAAGACCTACAAGTGTTTCCAGGCAAAGTATTTAGACGACAAGGCGGTGCACCTGGACAAGCACTGTTTGGAACTAAGTATCCAAACGTAAGCACAGAGAATATGATGATGTTTGATAAAGCACGGGCGTTAGCTGATGATGCAACAGGCATACCATCTTATTCGCATGGACAAACAGGTGTTGCAGGCACAGGTAGAACTGCGGCTGGTATCAGCATGCTGATGGGAGCAGCCCAACTTAGTATCAAGAGTGTTGTAAAGAACTTAGATGATTATTTGTTGCAACCATTAGGAGAGGCACTGTTTGCATTTAATATGCAGTTTGACTTTGATAAGGAAGCTAGAGGTGACTTAGAGATAAAAGCTCGAGGCACAGAAAGTCTTATGAAGAACGAGGTACGAAGTCAAAGACTTCTACAGTTACTTCAGATGTCAGGTAACGCTGCTGTAGCACCATACTTAAAAATACCAGTAATATTACGAGAGCTTGGACATGCCATGGACTTGGATGCAGAGAAACTTATTAATGATGAGAGAGAAGCATTTAAGCAAGCAGAGATATTGAAAGCTGCTGGAGGTTTACCAACTGACCAGTCACAAGCACAAGGGGTAAATGTTGCTGACCCATCAGGAGGTGGGGGAGGTAATATTGGTGTAGGACAAGCACCTGTCCCTGGCGAACAAGGATTTAGTGCTCCACAGAATCCTGCCACAGCTCCACAAGAACCTGCAGTTGTTGACCAACTACAACAATTACTAGGGGGCAGATAGTGATAAAAGAAGTAGCTAGTAAACTTGTACCTTTAGTAGATAGCAAAAAGAATAGTGATTTACTAGAATTATATATGAATCACAGAGTAGAAGAACTACACAAATTGTTAGAACAGTATGACGACATACACAACATAGCAAAAGCACAAGGAGCAATCCAAGAAATACGAAGACTAAAAACTCTTCGTGATGAAGTTTTAGCAAAGTCAAAAAATGGAAATTGATAACAGACCTGCGTGGCTTTCGAGAGCCATGAATAGAAACACTCCTAGCAAAGGAGGAGCCACTGTTCAAACTAGAAGCGAGTATGTAGATGATTTAGGAGGAGAGGTTTTATTTCCAACTTTGCGTATGGGCAAAGATGGGAAGCTACGTAAATCAAACATAAAAGAATCTCTTAAGAAAAAAGATTACATTTTAATAAAGGGACCACCAGGCAAAGAAACAGCAGATAAAGCCACTGCTAAATCAAAACAAATAAGTAAACAAATAGGCATAGCTAGACGCATGAAGATAGGAGGAGCACTCATGAAGACAGAACCAGCAGGATTAGGTGTATCACCGATGACACAAAAGACTAGTCCACCAGTAGGCAATAAGCCAGTTCAAACACAAAAGCTGCCGAGGGCTCGAGCTGCAAAGGTTCCTGACCCAAGAGATGAAGCTCTAAAGTTAGTTTCAGAAAGATTAAAACAAGATAAGGCAAAGGGTATTGCCACCCCTATGAGTGTTATAAATACTGAAACAGCTACACCTATGACAACTGCGTTAGCAGCTATGCCCATGGATGAACAACCTAAAGCTATGAAAGCTGGAGGCACAAAATCTAAAAAGAATGGAAAAGGTCTAGCAGTCGTAATTGATGTAAGTGGTCCATCACAACCAAAGTATGAAGAAGCATCTAAGGGAACTCCTGCAGACCCACCTCCAGGTGCAACATCAGATGAAGTTAAGGATGACCAACACGTTTTGCTTAGCGAAGGAGAGTTGGTTGTACCAGCTAACGTCGTTAGATATCATGGACTTGGTATGTATGAAAATTTAAGAAGAGAAGCATTACAAGGCTTAGGAGAAATGGAAGCCGCAGGTCAAGTAGATTATGTTGATGATGATGTAAAAAGTGCACAAGCAGGTATGACTATTTTAGATGCTCCTAATGTTGCTACACCACAAGGTATAGCAAGACAACAACAAGCGTACAATCCTGCATTAGGACAGTTTGGAACAGCTACAGTTCCCCAAGCAGCATCAGCTAAATTTATACGTCCGACTGGTTTTGTAGATGCGAACAGAGACGGCATAGATGATAAGCTACAACCTAGTATTAGCAAAGGTATAGCCGCCCCAGTAACAACTGGAGCGATAAGCCCAGCGGCTCTTACGTTAGGTCCTGTAACTAATCCTAATGTTGTAGTAGGTGCTGGTAATGTAGGTAGCTACAAACAAGAGCAGACATACAAGCCAGGTGATGATAGTACGCCACCACCAGCCGATGACACAACGCCTCCACCTGTTGCACCAACTAAAGTTGTTCAAGAACAGGGAGGAGACAGTCCTGTGGAATCAGAACAAGAGAAAGCGGCAAGGGAATTAGCTAATCAAAAGATTCAACGTGCTAAAGAATTAGGATATGAATATAATCCTATTAAACAAATTGCTACTGCTTTATTACCTCTCGGATTTTTGGGAGTTGGAGAAACTCCTGGAACTGTAACTTTAGCTGGTAATATCGTTGGCAATGATGGAAGAGAATATGACCCTATTACAGGCAAAGTAGCCTCTAGTGGCAGCATGTTTACTGACATTGCAAATAAAATACAAGGTAAAGATATAAGCAATATTGGACCAGGGGGTGCAATAATTCCTGAGACAAAAGACCCTATAGGTTTAACCCCTATGACAGCAGCGGGATTAAAACAATATACTATTGATGAAATGAAAAAAGCGATTGGAGAAGAGCAGTTAGTAAAACAAGTTAATGCAGAAGTAGATAAGTTAGTAAATACATCAACAGTTGCTCCTCAAGTTTCTAATCTAAAAGTTAATACCTTTGAAGAGTTAATGCAAAAGATTGCTGGAGGCGAAGTTGGAGTAGATACTAATTTTGCGGCTAGACGAGATGGTGCGTCAGCAGGTCCACTAACACCAGAAATAAAAACTACTGGAGATATGTTAACTGCTGAGGCAAGAGCAAATATCGAAGCAGACCCTAATTATCAATCCTCAAGAAAAAGTTTTGAAGGGTTAACAGAGAATGCCTTAAATCAAATACTTGACGACACTATACCTTCTACTGTAGCACAGAAAGCAGCCGCACAGGATTTAAAAGAAGAAATACTATTAGATAGGATATCAAAAGGCACTGATTTGTCTGGAGATGCTGGTAGACAAGCTGCAAGAGAAAGTGAATTTGATGTAGAAGAAACTTTTGGAAGTGGTAGAAAATCACAAAGAGATTCAGCATTAGATACTTTTAATGAAGATGCAAAGTCAGATATTGAAGCACGAGGAGGCACTAAGAGTGTTGGATTAAACAATAATGGTTCATTCTACAGTGAAAACAATGATGGCTCATTTACTCATGAAGATGGTACAACTGTAAACTTTACAGATAGCGAAGGCAAACCAGGCAACGCTCCACAAAATACTGAACGTGAACAAAGAATGGCAGAAAGAACTGCACAGTATGATGACCCAAGTCAAGCAGAAGAAGAAAGTGCAGGGACTGATAGCAAAATAGTTTGCACAGAGATGTATAGACAGACTCAACTTGATGACTGGGCACAAGCTATGAAGACTTGGCACATTTATCAGAAAAAATACTTGACACCTCTACATGAAATAGGGTATCATTCGTTATTCAAACCTTTTGTTCGTGGTATGAAAGTTAATAACACACTGACTAGTATTGGTGCTTACTTTGCAAAAGAACGAACAAAACACCTTAGACATATTTTAACAAAGGGTAAAGCTAAAGACAGTATTGTCGGCAACATCTTTTGTAAAATAATCCATCCTATAGTTTACTTAGTAGGATTGGCAGTTCATAAAAAATAATTTATGAATTAATTACTAGCTACTTATCCCCCAATAATGGCTACGATAACCCTAGGAGAAAAGACATGGCTGAAATGGCTGTAGAACAAAAAATAGTTAAAACCCCAATAAAATACAAACGTAACGATGATAAAGAAGCGTTAGAGTTAGAAAAGAATTTAAAAGAAAGAGATGAAGCTTTAGGTAAAGCAAAAGCAGAAGCAGAAGATATTGCTGAAACAGAATCTTTACCACCTGAAGAAAAAACATTTAAAAAAAGATATGGCGACTTGCGTAGACACTCACAAGAAAAAGAGAAGTCATATCAAGATGAGATATTTAAATTAAAACAACAATTAACACAAACTGCATCTCAAGAAATAAAACTACCAAAGTCAGACGAAGAGATTGCACAGTGGTCTCAGGAATATCCTGACGTTGCTAAGATTGTAGAAAGTATTGCTACTAAGAAAGCAAAAGAGTTAGACTCTTCACTAGAAGAAAGAATGAAGTTGATAGCAGAAAGAGAAGCACAATCTACTCGTGCTATGGCAGAAGCAGAACTTATGAGAATACACCCTGACTTTGAAACCATTAGGAATGACCAAGAGTTTCATGATTGGGTAGAGATACAACCTAGATGGGTTCAACAAGCTCTGTATGAAAATGAGAGCGATTCTAAATCTGCAGCAAGAGCTATTGACTTATACAAAGTAGATATGGGTATTACCTCTACACCTAAAAAGAAGGCAGACCCTTCTAAAGATGCAGCAAAAGCTGTAACTAGAGGTAGCTCAAACACACCTTCTGCTACTAAATCAGGACAAGCAAACCAAATAAAAGAGTCTGATGTAGCAAAGATGAAGCCACATGAGTTTGAAAAGAATGAAGAAAAAATAAAAGAAGCAATAGCTTCTGGTAATTTTATTTATGATATGACCAGGCGTGCTTAATATTTTTCTTTACTTTTTAAAATTTGTATGGTATAAAATGTATAAATAGCAGCCCATCTTTTTGATGACCACCTGCTTGACACATTTTCACGAATTATACTAAGAAAAACTACCTAGTTTGAATTAGCCCCAAAACGGACACCTAATTGCATCTAGCCTTTTGATTGTGTATGCACTCGTATTTTATATTAGCCTAGGAGGATAACATGGCTTTCCAAACTGCGGCTGGATACGGGAATTTACCTAATGGCAATTTTAGTCCTGTCATATATTCCCAAAAGGTTCAGCAAGCTTTTCGTAAGACCTCTGTTGTAGAGTCAATCACAAATAGTGATTACTTTGGAGAGATTGCGAATTATGGTGATACTGTTAAGATTATCAAAGAACCAGAAATCACTGTAAAAGAATATGCTCGTGGTGTTAACATTCAACCACAAGACCTAGACGATGAGGATTTTTCTCTTGTCGTAGATAAAGCAAACTACTTTGCTTTTAAAGTTGACGACATTGAGGAAGCTCATAGTCACGTTAACTTTGAGTCAATGGCTTCAGACAGAGCTGGATATAGACTCCGTGACCAACACGACCAAGAAGTTCTTGGTTACCTATCAGGTTTCAAGCAGTCATCTCTAAACACTGTAGCAGGAACAGCTAACGATACTGTAAACGGTACAAAAGCTGTAACAACTGCAGGTTCAGATGAGTTATTGACAAGCATGAAGCTAAAGAAAGGTGACTTCGGAAACATTACTACAGGTAGTGCAGGAGACCACTCAATTCCATTAGCTCCAAGAATGCCAGGTGCTACAGCTCAAGCAACAGCAACTGCTACACCATTGCAAGTTATTGCAAGAATGGGCAGATTGTTAGACACACAGTTTGTAGACACAGAAGGTAGATGGCTCGTTTTACATCCAACTTTTGTTGAAATCTTAAAAGATGAAGATTCAAGACTTCTCAATGCAGATTTCGGTGAGTCAGGAGGATTAAGAAGCGGCTTGGCAATAGGTTCATTACATGGTTTTGATATCTATATGTCAAATAACTTACCTGCTGTTGGTACAGGACCAGGAACATCAGGTTCTGCTAACCAAAACTCAAACTTTGGAGTCATTGTAGCTGGACACTCTTCATCAGTAGCAACAGCTTCACAGATAACAAAGACAGAGTCCTACAGAGACCCTGATTCTTTTGCAGACATCGTAAGAGGTATGCATTTATATGGCAGAAAGATTCTTCGACCAGAAGCAATCGTAACTGCTAAGTACAACGTAGCGTAGGGGAGGTATAAATGGCGACTTTTGATTTAACTTCTAAAGATACCACTGGCGTATCTTCCGACTCTATCGTGGCTATGCCATCAGCTAAGAATACTCACGTAATGAGAAATATTGAGGCTTACCTTGATATTGATGCGTTAGTAGCAGCAGGTGGTAGCTTTTCAGACGGAGATGTATTTCAGGTACTAGAGATACCTGCAAATACTTTCGTGCTAAATGCAGGTGCAGAAGTAATGAAAGCATTTACTTCAAGTTGTACACTTGACATGGACTTCGCAGGTGGTGATG